ACCGAATCTCCAACTTCTTTGGCCCTCGCAAGAATGCGTTTCGCCTTTTGGTATTCAATATTTTTCGATCGAGGTTTCAATTGATAATAATCTTGCTTTCTTTACTTTCATCGGCTGCACGAAAGGCGCTCAAAAGTATCATGGCGTGACTTTCAATCATTTCCTCGTCGGCATGACCTGCTGCCAGGCACGCACCGGCACACATTAAGCACGCCGCGCTGAACGAAAAGAAAAGATTCAACGCTTCTTCAAAATCTTTCTCTTCGCGCATTTCCATCAGCATTACCATCAGCTTGTCGCGGATCGTTTCGATCTCCTGTAAACGTTGTTTGTCTCTGTCCATCAGAATTTGAGTTTGCGAGATTGTGCCAAGTGCTCAGTACACCAAATCTTATATGGGTGTCGTTTTTTTTCGCACCCTGGAAGTTCACACTTTTTGTTGGGATCGTATTTTTCAGCTTTAACGTCAGCCATGTTAATAGCACGAAGCCGTAATCTTTTTAGAAATTCTTTGTCCATTAGAAGGGGATCTCGTCATCAAAGGGAAGCTCTTCTTTCGTTGCCTTGGTTACCTTGGTAATCGAAGGCGAGAACTTCGCCAGGGTTTGCAGGATCAGGTCATCGTTATCGATGTGGTAATCGTTGATGTGCTGAAGGTCTTTCGATGTGAAGGCACGAGGCTTGGTTACCCAGGCGTTGTTCTCCGCATTGATGAACTCGTTGCCCTTGTCAGTCCGGTAATGAATCTGGTTGTTGGCCTCGTCGAGCAGGTGCGGATGAGCCCACGGAATCAGCTCAGGAATAAACAGGTGCTTGGAGCAGCCTTTCCGCTGGTCCTTGAGCGTCAAAGTATTTCCGTGGAATTCGCAGCGCCAGGCGCCGTGACCGACTGGCTTGCCCGGAGCGCCAGCGTTCTCGTCGAGCAGTGGGGTTGAGTGGGCGCAGGTCCGGCAGTTCACCTGGGCGGTCTTAGAGGCGCCATGACAGTGCTCTTGAAAGTTGCACCATTTGCACAGGTAATAGTCAGGCTTCTCAGAGACCCGCATCGGTGGCGTTTTCGATTCGATGATCTCCTTGGCTTTCTCGATTGCCCAGTCGAACACTTCCTTTTGGAATTCGGTTCGAACGCTCTGGATCTGCCGGCCGCCGGCTGATGCGACCGTCATGTAATGGCGCTTGATCGGCCCGTTCTTGATCAATCCCATGTAGAGCTGCGCCTGTATGAAGTAGATCCCGTTCCAGGCTTCGAGCGCAGATTTCTCTCCCAGATCGTCGATTTTCTTTTTGAGCTCACGGAACTTTTTCTCGCTGACCTGCTTGTGCTCCCACACATGCCAGGTCTTTGCCGCCTGGAACAATCCCAGGATGACCCCGTCCAAATGGCCCTTGAGATGGCCTCCAAGCGCCGCTACGCTGAACTGTGCGCCCTCCTGGTCTTCCGTTATTAGACGCAGTTGTGGGACCGCCTTGAGGCGCTCTGCCATGACAGTCTCGCCTGCATTGCCGTCTAGGATATTGCGCCAGCCGGTCGCCTCGATGATCTGGGGCAGTATCCAGCGCCAGCCGTACCAGAGCTTTCTCGAGCAGGAATCGCCCAGGCCGCTGGCTCCCAGGTAGGTACGGGCTTCCTGCTGGTTGTTTTTGACGATCGCCGCGTCAACGGCTTCGAGTGTTGGGTCGCTAGGTTCTGGTAGCTTTGTCATCGGAGCCGTACCGGTGTGACCAGGCGCTGGGTGTGTGAACAGCGGCGCCGTTCGTCTTCGACGACCTCACCTGATTTGACGAGCTCGTTAACCCGGCCGGCTATGGCATTGATCTCAATGTTGAGAATTTTGGAAATTTCTTTTCGGGTGAAATTCCATGTTGGGTCGTGCGTTTTGTTATAGCGCAGGAAGTGAATGATCTGGTTCTGCTGCGAGCCCAACACACCAGAGTTTGTGATCGATCGATAAGCGATCTGAGAAGTTTCTCGCACCATTAGAGGAGCTCCTGTATCAAAGCGAAGGTTTCGGAATGGACATGTTCATTTCACGAACGAAGTCGTGCTCTGCCTGCGCTGCTTCCGATGTGCGCAGTATCTTGAGACGTGCGGCAAGCTGTTCGATGTTTTCCTCTAACTGCTCGCAGAAATCACGCAGAACAGACTTCCCAATTTCGAACTCGTTGATGTCATCTTGTAGGGTCCGCAAAGTCTCCCGTAAATAAAGCATTTCCCGTCGAACGCGATCGCGTTCTTTCATCACTAACTTTCTTGGCATGGCGTCTCTCCAGGTAATCAGCGACGGCGCCCCCGGAAATCAGGAGCGCCAACCAAACACAAACCAAGAACAGCAGGGCAATCAGTCCTTCCACGGCGGGTCTTCCAGGTTTACGGCAGTTGATTCGATAGGCGCTTTCTGGTTCGCCATGCCTGGCGCTGTCCTGCACGCTGCGATCTTGTTCCTCGGCTTGTATTCGCCGTTACCGGCCTCGGTCTTTAGCTTCACATCGAGGTGCATTCCGATCAGGTCATCAGATTCCTTGCAGTTGGCGAGCCCACAGGCGTTGACCAGGTTTGAGAACTGGCGTTGTGCAATTTCTTTCGGCGCTTCGCTCGGATGCCAAAGGTTGTAAATTTCCCAAAGGCGACGGCCTGCGTGGTCAGCGTCGGTAATTTCGAGCTCTACTTCGAGGTAGTCATTGCCGGCCTTCGATGTCTTACGCACGGTGCTGGCGATGCACGCCTTGTACCAGCCGTCCGGCAGTGGCTCATAGGTGCGTACCTCGTCATCAGATGGTTCCAAAATATTAAAATCAAGTTCTGGCATAACGTTCTCCTTAAACGGCTTTGAGTTGCGGGGGTTTGCCGAGAATCTTTTTCTTGAGCTCGGCGAGGTTCTGTGGTTCGAAGATGTCCAGCTTTCCCGATCGATCCTTTGCATCCCACTGACCGTCGCGGCAGGTCTGGAGCTCACGCAGCATCCTTTTCGGTTCTTTTGGATGAGGCGCGACACGCATCGCACAAACCAAATCGAAGTAGTAGGGGAGTGCCTGGCCGAATTTTTGACCGGGCATCTGTGCTCCATAGAGCATGGCGCCAGTCGCATCGTCTTTGCTGCGATCGAGCTTGGCGGTCATCACGACGTTGCAGTGCAGCGCACGGAAACGTTTGACCAGCGCGGTCATAATGATTGCGAGCTCGCCGTAAGCCTTTCTGCCATCGGCTTTGTGCTTGGCTTGTTGCTCTGCTAGGACAATCTCACCAATCTCGCTGATGGAATCGATGCACACCCAAGCCGGTGTGCCTTTCTGTTCCAGATAGTCGAGCACTGCTTCGACTTCTGCGTGTGTACTGACCTCCACGATCTGGATGTCACCTGGTGCATCTTTGATCGAGAGCAGTCCAGCTTCTGCACTGATGATCAGTGTGGATTCGCCGGTCGTCGAGCACAGCCAAGTTTTTCCCGATCCTGCGCCGCCATAGCACAAAAGTTTTATCCCTTGCGCAATGACAACATCTACAAGACTCTTAAAATCTATTGCCATTGGGTTCTCCTGATTACACAAAAGTTTTATGAGATTACACGTACGTGTAATAAAGTGTCAAGACAAGTGTATATCAGGGGGTGGCTCAGTAGATGAGCCCGGGCAGGTGGTACCGGAATCTGGTACCTGGAACTAGCGGAAGTTAGATGTTCTCGAGACGACTACACCGGATATGGTTGCATCTCCCTGGACTTCAATAATGGGCGAAGGCCAGTTGGGGTTGATCGCCCGAAGGTAGGTCTGCTCGCCCTCAATGACGAGTCTCTTGAAAGTGCTGGTATTGTCGGAATGTAATCGTACAACCACGTTGTCGCCGTGGCGCGGTTTGATTTCGGGGTCCACCACGATTACATCACCGTCCTTGAAATCCGGTTCCATACTCTCTCCAGTAACCGTCAGAGCAAAGCCGGATTTTGAGACACCAGAAGGGCAAGGCACCCATTCCTGGCCGTCACCAGGCACATAAGGGTCATTAGTTTCGGCCCAATCTCCGGCCTGGACCCACGAGATCAGGGGTACTTCGACAATCTGTTTGGGCGCCCGAAGGTTCATCGAGCCGTTGCCGGTCACTAGCCAGTTGGGATCGACTCCCAGGCAAACAGCAATTTCAAATGAGTGGCGTGAGGTGCCAGCGTCGCGCACCTCGAGGTTGGAGATAGCCGCGGTTGTGATTCCGACACACTCTGCAAGGTCGGCTTGGCTGGTTCCAGTTACGCCTCGCGCCACCCTCATCCTTTGACCTAATGCCATACCAACTATTCTATATACAACAATTGTTTAACAGAAGTATACAATACTTGACTCATATACACTTAAGTTTTATTGTGGCGACTTA